CCCGCCGTTGTCCCGCTGCCCATACAGTTATCCAGGACCAGCGCGCCCTCGTTGGTGTAGGTGCGGATGAGATACTCAAACAGTGCCACCGGCTTTTGGGTCGGGTGCAGGCCGCGCTCACAGGGGATCTCCAGCAGGTTGCGCGGATAGTTGATGTACTCGGTCACATAGTCCGAGCTCAGGCCATGGCTGTATACCTGACCCCGCCTGCGGCTATCCCCCTTATGGTGGACTGGCTTGTCCA